ATTAAGTAGTTGTTAAATATATAATATATGTATGCGCATACGCACGTATATAAAAATAATTTTTGATTTTCAAAATTTTTGATATTAAAAAATCTTTTTTGAAAAATTTTTTTGATATAAATCAAGAATATAATATTTTTTGAAAAAACTTTTGAAAATGTTTGCGAGAATAAAAAAAAATGCGTACCTTTGCAACGTGCCAATGAGAAAAAAGCACACAATCACAAATTCAAGTTTAACAATTAAAAAATTTACAATTATGGCAACAAAAACAACAAACAATGTAATGGACACAATTTTTGCGAATCTTGCAAAATCTGGTATTAATTTATCACTTGAAAATTCACACCGCTCTGTGTTCAAAAAAGAATTAATTAACGGAATGACTGATGCACAAGCAAAAGTATTTAGACGAAAAATCAGAAAAATGATACTTGCTTTTGCGGAAACGCTTTGCAATGCACCCACGGACGCAAAAGCAAAAACACAATTCAATGAATTGTATAAACAAGTGTACGCCGTGAATGACTATACATTGCAATCAATTTGCAGTGAAAATATGAAAGATGTAAATAAAAAGATTCTACAAAAAGCACTTGAAATCGCAAAAAAATGAAACGGACACCACTGGAATTTTTGGGAAAAACGGCGGAAAACCCCCGCCGTTTTTCTAAAACTAAAAAAATTGAAGTTGTATTTTTTAATAACCTAAATGAAAAAAAGATATTAAAAAGGGGCTTTTTAACCGTACCTTATAAGGCCGGACACTACGATTATACAACGGACATAATTAACTTATTTTTAGAAACTCTTAAAATAAAAGTTAAATTTGTTTCACGTGAAACATTGAGAAAAAGCAAAACCTTTGTTTATCACATTTATATTTTTTAAGCTATGTTTGAACTATATTTGCGTTTAATTAACTTATTGCAATGCACGGGGCAAATCGTGCGTGAAAATATCCACGATGATACTAAGTATCTGATTATATTCAAAAATATATCATTTACCGATAGTTCTTTAAATGATTTGATAGATTTTGAAGAGGAACAAAAAAAAGCTAACAAAATAAAAAATCTTGAAAGCTACTATTTGCAAGAAGAGAATATTTTATTTGTTACGCTAACTCTATAAAAATAGGGGACAAACTTTGTCCCCTATTTTTTTTATTATTTTTTAACAGACCACTGCAACCGTTCGCCCCCGCAACTACCTGGCCCCTCCCTATATATTAAAGGGGTTCTCCAATCCCCACAACTACCACAACTTTGACTAATATGATAAAGGGACCTCAGACAAGGGACACTCTCCCAAAATATATACCTACACAAAACACAACACACATTAAAGAGGATCCTTACCCCGGAAGTTTTGGATAAAACCTATAGATAAGGATCCTCTAATTTCCTAATCTAATTTCCCAATCAAATTAGGATCACCAACATCATTATAACAAAACTGAACAATTTAAGTGAGCATCTCATCAATAATTCCTCCTTTTTCAAGGGCAATAAATTCTCCCTCACCCAGGATAGTATTAATATCATCAAAGTAATGATTCACTACCCTAATCTCATCCTCAATTTGATCGGAAGGCAAACCCCTTAGGATACCCATCCCTTTTATCTCCTTAATGAGCCTATCCCTTATTAACTTATTAATCTCCCCTAATTGCTCTGGGGAATAATGTAATTCTACTCTTTTCATATAAACCAAGAAATCCACATTATTATACAAGGTACTGCCATTAATCCCATAACCAATTGTTGAACGGGTTTATCCTTTTTCAGGTATATAAGGAATCCCCAAAATAGGGGCATAAACAATGCCGTACAGATTGCAGTTAGGATCATTAAAGGAATTAGGAATAAGGCAATAGTTCCTATACCGACGGAATATCCCTTTATCTCATCTTTATTATTTAAGTGTACTCTCATTTTCTCATCCTCCTTTTAATATATTCTTTCGGTTCGAAATATAAAATTCTCCAAAGCATAAACCAGGGCATAAGAAGCCAAACACTTAGGAAATGAATTAATTTAGGTATCCTCCAGTGAAGTTCTTTCCTTTGGTAGTATACTTGGGCAATAGTAGGGAATAGGGCTGCTATATAAGCAAACCCTATTATTATCAGTGCTGTTTTCATTCTGTTATCAATTTCATTATCTTATCGTATAACCTTTTTATTTTGAGCATTCGATCTACTGCATCTTGATCCCTATCGGTTATGATTTTCTGATACAGTTCACTTAATTGAAGATCCTCAATTTTATAATAGGCATTGGCAGCATCAAGTACCTTTTGAGATTCTTCATTTATGGGCAATACAAATCCCAATCCAGTAACCCTTTCGAATTCTCCGGATTTGTTGGGTTTGATTTTAATCCTTACCTGGTTATCAAGGAGGATGTTGTGATCAGTTACTTCCTTGATGGTTTGCATACTGGGCTTAAATAGCGGTGCAAAGTATATCATTTTGTCACCTGCATTTAATATTACTTTTTCTTTTTTCATACCTTATATTATTAAGTTATTTTTATTAATGCAAATTTAACAATAATATATGTAATATGCAAATAATATTATGACTAATTTAATAATAGCTGAGGATGGGATAGGGGATAATGAGGCAAGACTATGGTATCTACTCTATGAACTAAGATCTTAAGTTTTATGAGACAACTGAACATTAGGATTGATCGTATAGCGAAGAAAAGTACCTATACGATCGGCAAACTCTATCTCAATGGGGTTTACTTCTGTGATACTCTGGAAGATACCGATAGGGGATTAGTCCAGGGTATGCCCTTACAGAAAATTAAGGATCTCAAGATCAAAGGGGCAACTGCAATCCCGAAAGGGAAATACAAAGTTACTATGAATGTAGTTTCTCCTCGGTTTTCCCGAAGAGCAACCTATAATTTCTGTCAAGGTAAACTCCCAAGACTTCTAAATGTAGATGGGTATGAAGGAGTACTCATCCATATAGGAAATACCGCAAAGGATACCGAGGGTTGTATACTTGTCGGCCAGAATAAAGTAGTTGGACAAGTTATAAATTCTACTGTAACCTTCAAAAAACTCTACGCAGAAATGCTAAAATACCCAACAATAATCTTAACTATCGGATAAGCTATGAAAATTATTTATAATAACATTATACCTTTCCCGGGATATAAGTGTATCAATATCTTTGGGATCCTTTTTGCAAGGAAAGGTGCTGTAATCGATGATGTAACCCTCAACCATGAGAGTATTCACTCTAAACAGATGAAAGAACTTCTCTGGATCTTCTTCTATTTCCTTTATGTTTTCGAATTTATAGTTTACCTTGTCAAATTAAGGGATTGGCATAAAGCATATAAGAACATATCCTTTGAAATGGAGGCTTATGACAATGAAGAATATCTGAACTATCTTCTAGAACGTAAGCCTTATGCTTGGTTTAAGTATTGGTAATATGAAAAAATTCACTGTAATGGGAATATGTGGAGGGCAAGGGGCCCTCCTATTCCCTTTTAGGAAGCATTTGATTGCAAATATAGAACCTAGAGGAGTATTCCATAGTATCGGAGAGAAACAATGGGGATTAAATTTTGGAAATATACCTTTTATCAGGGAGTTTAAAACAGATTTTCCTCATCCCAATGTGATTTTATCTTCTCCAGATTGCGGTGCAAGCTCCATTATGAGGCTTTCAAAAGTGAAAGAATTAGGTAATCCCCGAGAAAATAAGAGCTTAAATTTGGTAATGGAAGCCATTTTATGGTATAAACCCGAATATTTTCTTATAGAGAACCTCCCAAGGCTCTTATCATTAATTCCCAAAGAGAATTTTGAAGGTATTTTTCATGAATATACCCTTTTATTTCACTGTCATTCAGTGATGGAATTCGGAAATTCTCAATCCTCAAGGAAAAGGTTAGTGATTATAGGGATAAAAAATTCAGTCCAGAGGAATAAAAAATATTTCGAGAATATATTTAGAGTAAAAGAACCTAAACTCGCTAGAAATTTACTGGAGGCTGCCTATTTTAAAGGAAATAACGAGAATTATATGCCGTCTTTAAATAAAACCTTAGCGATGTATGATTATCGATTACTTCCCCAAAAGATTAATTTAACGGTTAGAGAGATCCAAAAACTGTGGACCAATGACTTCAAGGATGAAAAGAAGTGGCCAATTAAGACCAAGAAGATGTCTACCTTGCCTGGAGTTTACCGATTGGAGGAGGGTAAATATCCATTAACCGTAAGACCTGCTGATAGACAATTCCGTCCAGATGGTTATCCTCTCGGGATTCAGGATATTAAGAACATTATGGGATTTCCTAAGAGATTTAAGATATTCATGGACCTTGACCATTATGAGGTTTTCAGAGATCCCAGTCACTACGATTACTGGTTAAATAAGGCCAGATATACCTTGGCAAAGGGATCCGTTTATGAGGTAGGATTATGGTTTAAAAAATGCCTATTACATACATGTTAAATCCTGTTAAATTAGGGTTTTATAAACATATAAGATATATAATATATCTTATATGTTATAACCCCGTGAAATATATATACATATAATATACTTCGTATATATGTATATATATTTTATGTACGAAGGTAGTATATAAAATCCAATTCCTCGGTTCCCTCGGAATGATATACTTTTGGGGTACCCCAAAAGTATATCTATAAACTTTATATTTATGATTTGTAATTTAAATTCGAATATTATGAGGATATTATGTTTTAGAAATACCCATCCTGGGATTAAGGATTTTAAAAAGTTATTGAGTGTGATAAGAGATTTGTATATTCATGCTTCTGGTTTAAGATTTGAATTAGTAGAAACTAAAAGGATATATTCTATCAAGATTTATTGGGTTAAATCGGATTTAACCCTAAAAAGTTTTTCTTATCTCCAAAAGAAGTTCAACCAGATATTTTCATCATGAAAGAAAAAACTAAAAGTTTAGTGATCCTAATTTTACTAGGAATATCTATTTACCTTTGCTTTTGGATTTATCGGGAAAAGCAAATTTCAACTTCGGCAATTACGATTCCTCATATATTACCCGATACAATATACATGCCTATATCAAAATATTCAAAAGCAATTCCCTATGAGGACGAATTCCTACCTTCGGAGGTCTGGGTATATCAAACTTCTAAATCCTCCAACAAGGCAAATGGGAATTCTCTTCATAGGGATGGTGGACCAGGATCAAGGAACAGTCAGGATCGGATTAACACCCTTTCATCAGACACTACAAAACAATTCCAAGATTCTGGTCCTTTATTGTATGATTCTATTTCTCAAATCTTATTAAAGAATAATTGGTTAGAATTAACTACCAAGAATACTCTAGACAGTACCTATAAAATCCGTAAGTTTAAAATTGATCCTTCTAAGTATAATTATAACTGGGTAGATAATAAACTTACTTACAAGAAAAGAATTAATCTCCAATTAGTTCCCTACATAAAGGGATCATATCGACCCTTTAATAAATTCACAGATCTGAATGCTGGTATAAGTCTCGAGACTGGGAAATTTAATTATAACCTGGGATTCAATCTATTCTATTATCCTAATCTCTCAAATAAGGTAGGTAAGGATTTGGAAATATCTATAACCTATAAATTTAAGTGATATGGCAAAAAGGATAATTGAAGATACACGTAATAAGCCTCTCACTGGACAAGAACTACAAAATCTCTCGTTAGCAGTAAAAGATGTTTTTTTCTTTAGCATATTCTGTTATGTAGTTCACCCAGTGAGAGGTAAAGTGAAATTTGATCTATATCCCTATCAAAAATCGGTCCTATATAACTTCGTAAAGAACAGGTTCAATATAATCCTTAAATTTCGACAGGCAGGGATCACAGAGTTAATCTCTATGTACTGCCTTTGGTTGACGATGTATCACCCAAATAAAAAGGTGAATATTATCTCAATTAAGGATATAACTGCAAAGAAGGTACTGAAGAAGATTAAGTATATGTACAAAAATCTTCCTTGGTATTTACAAGTACCGATTATAAATGGTAGAGCTGGAGAATATGGATCAGCCAGTATGATTGAGTTTGATAATGGTTCATTTATAGAATCTATACCAACATCTACTGAGGCTGGTCGTTCAGAATCTCTTTCACTTTTGGTGATAGATGAGGCAGCAATTGTAAGATGGGCTTCTCAGATATGGGCAGCAGCATTCCCAACGCTTAGTTGCCTAAAAGGTAGCTCCAAACTCATAGTAAAACAGTATTCTGACACTTTTTTAAAAAATTATAAAAGGCCTGTAACCAAGGTATTACGGATCAAAGATCTTTGCCCAAATAAACCCAGTGTGGTAAATTTGGAGCATTTCGATCTTTATACCCTTACCCATACCGGATCCTGGAAGAAGATCCTATGGAGTCAGAATAAGGGTAAAATGGAGACTTGGACAGTAGTTGATGATCGAGGTAAAAAATTAGGAGCTACTCCTAAACATCGATTATTTACTACCCAAGGTTGGAGAACTGTAGAGGAGATTATCCGAGATGATCTGAATATAATTCAGGTAGATACTAAATTGGATAAGATAAAATCTCCTCGGAAGACTAAATGTCCTGATAAGGAAATATTAAAGCCTATAGAGGGATTCCCCGATTATTTCGTATCTAATCTGGGTAAAGTATATGCCAATTATCCCAGAAAGGGATTTTGTGAAGTTCCTAGTAGATATAACAAGGATGGGTATTTAAGGGTTGGTTTAAGAATAAGAGGAGTTAAGAGAAACACTGGTAATTACTTTAATTCTCAAAAATCTAAAACATTCCAAAGAAATATCCATGTTTTAGTAGCTGAGGCTTTCATAGGCCCTAAACCGAAAGGATATCAAGTAGATCACATAGATTGTTGTAGAGATCACAATTATGTAACCAACCTCCGATATTCTAAAGTTTCTGATAATGTTAAGAGAAGTTTTAAGTATAATATAAATGCAGTACTTTCAGGTATATCCAGTGATAGATTGCCTTATCTATTGAGAAGAGGTAAAATCTTGGAAATGTATAAGGAGGGATTTTCATATACTGAGATTGCAAAGGAATTATACCCGGATAAAAAACAAGCTCGTAAATTCATTAAGAGAATTATAGAAGAGAGAGAAAGTAGAGTATATATATCTAAGTTACATTTAAGAAAGAAAACTCTTAGAACAATTTATGATATACACGTAGAGGATGATGAATCCTATATAACTGCCAATAATTTCGTAAATCATAATACTGGTGGAGCTGCCATAGTAAATTCTACACCCTACGGCATAGGCGGTTTCTACCACTCTACGTGGGTTGACTCACTAAATCATAACAATCCTTTTAATCCTATCCGATTATATTGGAGGATGCACCCTGAACGGGATGATAATTGGTACAATGAAATGGCAAGGGCTCTTGGCCCAAGAAGAACAGCCCAAGAGGTAGATGGAGACTTCCTTGGATCAGGAAATACCGTATTTGATCTTGCCGATATAAAATCAATAGAAGATTGCCTATCTGATTATCCTCCAATCCAGGTTAAGTTAAATGGTCAATATCGAAGATTCAATGATCCAGACTTTAATAAAGAATATTTTATAGGAGCGGATGTTGCAACTGGTAGAGCAACTGACTACTCTTCTTTCACCTGTATGGATAGGGATGGAGAAGAACAAGTAGTATATAAGGGAAGAATGGCAGTAGATCAGTATGCTAAACTTCTTGGGGATACTGGATCCTTATTTAATGATGCCGTAATTGCTCCTGAATCCAATGATGTGGGATTAGCAGTTACTTCCTGGTTACAAGCAGAAGGATATCCCAATCTTTACTTCTATCAGAAAATGGTAAAGAAGAAAGGAGAATCCAGACCTGAAATGGATAAATCTCCAGGATGGATGACTACTACCAAAAACCGATCTGTAATTATAAATGGATTGGAAACGGATGTTCGAGAAGAAAACTGTATTATTAAGGACCCGTTCTTCGTTCAGGAAGCTTATACTTTCATTTATGATAGTATGAACCGACCAGTAGCTTTGGGAAAACACCAAGCTAATACTACAGGGGATATAGATATGGAATCTGAGGTATATGCAGATGATGATATTATGGGTAAAGCCATAACTAATCATATTAGGAAAGGTAAACAAAACATAATCGTATTACCCAAATGAAAAATATTTTTGATTATTTTAGGAGAAAACCTACTCCTATTGATACCAAGAGAAAAGAGGATGAGGCTAAAACTATAGCCTCTATTTCTCCTGGTAGAGTTTCTGAACCGGAGGATAATAACGGAGATTTTGTTGCCGTATTATCTAATATGACCTCTATGGTAACACCTTCTTTTAGAAGGGAAGTTATTCCTCTGATAAGGAAATTGTATAAGGTAAATCCCGATGTGGGTATTGCTTTGCAGGATATGTTCAAGTTAACCAATACTGGGCATATTATAACTTTCCCCAATAATACCGATGAAGAAGCTGAAAGGATGAGAGATCATCTTAGGGATGTATCTAAAAATTGGTCCAGGTATACTTCAGGTATGGATGGATTAGTTAATAAGATGCTAGTGCAATTAATGGTTGGTGGAGCAATATCTATAGAGGCAGTACCAAATGAAGACTTAGATGGGCTCTCTACTATCCTATTCCTTAAGCCAGAGAATATATACTTCCACCAAACTAATAATGGAGTGTATGAACCTTACCAAAAGGTAACTCAGGGATTAAAAGCTGTTAAGGAACAGTTTATCAAATTGAACCCAGATACCTATTTTTATATAGGTATGTTTAATGATACAGATGAACCCTATGGAATACCACCGTTTATGACTGCTCTTGATTCTCTCAAAGGACAGCAAGATATGAGAATCAATTTCAAGCATATCATGGATATGGTAGGTATGGTGGGATTCCTTGAAGCGAAGATCCAAAAACCTATGCAAAAGGGTAATGAATCTTTACATGCCTATGAGGGAAGGTTAAATCGATTGCTTAGGGATTTAAAACGTAATATGAAGGATTCTCTTAAGGATGGTATTGTTACAGGATTTATTGATGATGCCGAATTTAATCTCAATTCTACAACTAAGGAGCTGGGAAATATAAATGCTCCATGGGACATGAATCAACAATCAGTTGCCAATGGATTGGGAGTAAATGGTTCTATAATTGGAGTTAATTCCTCAAATACCGAATCAGGATCAGGCGTAGTGTTATCTAAGCTTATCTCGCAGTTAAAGAATTTTCAAGTTATTGTAAGTTATGCTTTAACTAAGATATATTCTCTAGAATTGCTTCTTGCTGGGTATAATAATAAGGGATTAACCATTACTTGGGGAACCTCTACTATATCAGATGAAGTTAAGGTACAACAGGCAAGGCAATACAAAATTCAAAACCTTGATCTTCTTTACAAGGCCGGTATTATATCTCAGGCCCAATATGCTTGGGAAATGGGTTATGATGCTCCTGATCAGGATGAACCAAGACTTTCACTTGAGGATCAGAATGGAGTAAATAATGGAGATCCTCAGGAAGGAATAAAGAAAAAGCAAAGGCAAGCTGATAAAAATCAATCTTCAAGGAGAACCCGGGATAAAAATAATCCCAGTCCAAAACGACAGGATCAAAACTCTAAACCAAGATAATTATGTCAAGACCTATTAACAAAAACAAGGAACATCTGGAAACCCTAACCATTGGTCAGGGTCATTCCGTGATGGCAGGGTTTATTCCAAAGGGAATAGGTCCTGCAAAGTTCTCTGAGGATTATTATGGGTTAGTTAAACCCAGTAGGGAATCCATGGAGAAATTTGGATTTTTTGGTTCGGATATAGATTATAATACCTATTATCCGGATCTTGATCTCGAGGATCTCAAACCAAAGGATGAGGAATTTATAGAGCCTATGTTCCGATTGCTTTCAGAAACTATAGTATCTCGGAATTTTTACCCAACAGATTTTTCAAGGAACGGAGTTCTCAAGGCTTCTATGAAAATGCTCCTTGGTCAAACTGTAAACTGTGATCATGAGACTAACATTGGTAATGCCATAGGATCAGTTAAGGAAGTAATTTGGCAAGAGGCATATACCGATGGTAAATTCCATATCCCAGCAGGTATCAACGGAGTACTTAAGATAGATGCTAAGGCAAATCCTCGTATTGCTAGAGGTATTCTTATGGATCCTCCTTCTATCCATTCTAATTCGGTAACTGTACAGTTTAAATGGGATAAATCCCATCCTGAAATGTCAGATAATGAATTCTGGGATCAGATGGGTAAATATGATAAAAAGGGTAATATGATATGCCGAGTATGTACAGAAATTGTTCGGTATATGGAAACATCCCTTGTATCTCATGGAGCAGATCCATTTGCCCAAAAGATTGGAGAAGATGGAGGTATAATAAATCCTGCTTATGCTAACCAAGTGGTTAAAACTTTTAAGGAGTATGAGGAGCAGGATCACAAATATTATACCTTCTCCGATTATAAATGCGAGACACAGGAAACTTTTAATGAAAAGAAAATCGATTCAAGTATTAACCCAAAAGATAATAAGGATATGAATGAAGAACTGAGAGCATTTTTGGAGAAACTGTTCGGAGAGAACATGCTCCAATTGGCAGAAGGTCAGGAAATGACTACTGAGCTCGTTGAGCAGTCAGTAGCTACTTTGATTTCTGATCTTAAGAAAGCCAAAGGTGATGTAGAGACCCTTACTACAGAAAGGGATACTCTTTCTGAGAAAGTAACTAATCTGGAGACTGAGGTTGCTAACCTGAAGGAAATGGCAACTGTGGGTACTAATTATATTGCCCAGCTTCGTGAATCTACCGTATCTGCTTACAAGAAACTCAAGGGAGATAAAGTGGATGAGACAATCGTTAATATGATTAACTCTGATACTACGGGTCTTAATACCCTTAAATCTCTGGAGAAGGATTACAATGCTCAGTTGGAGGAGAAATTCCCCCTCACTTGTGCAAAATGTGGATCCAAGGATGTAAGCCGTGCTTCTTCTAAGAAGGATGATCACGAGGATGACGAGGTTAAGGACGACCAGTTTAGCTTCGAAGAGATGTATCGCAATAAAATTAAGTAATAATTAAAAAGAATAACATTATGAAAGAAACTCCGTTGACACTCTTTGGAGAAAAAACTCCAAGGGTAGTGATTTATAAAAGTGAATCACACAAACTTCATCAGGCTTTTACAGTAGCTGAGGATAAGAAGATAGTAAAGGGTATGCCGGTGGCAATCACTGCAGAGGGTCAGATAGAACCATTTACAGGTGATGAAGGCCAGGTATACTTGGGTATAGCTGTTACTGATAACGTAAATCCGGCATATGGTGCTCAGAGGAACTTCCCTGTAGAGGTTACCGTTATGATGGAAGGTTATGCTATCTGTAACTGGGTATCTAAGGAAGCTCTCGATTGCGGATATGTACAGCCTGATGGAACACTTCTCAATGATCGTTTCAGTGTTGCTGCTACTTCTGCAGAGGAAACTCGATTTATCTCTATCACAAAAGCTGATGAGGCAAACGAACTTATTCAGGTAATAATCCGATAAATTAAAACAACTATGTCACAGATTGATATAACAAAAATGAAAGCTCAGGATTTTCGTAATGAACTTCCTGGTATCGTAAAGCACATGGATGCTCTCCGTGCTGGAGATACACAGCACAAGCCAGTAGATGTTACACTGGAAGAGGTAGTAAAGGGTAAATGGGGAATTTCTCAGGATGAGTTCTTCGAGAAGATGGGTATCAATCCTAAAATTGATACCATGCAGAACTTGTTCACTATGCCGGATCAGACGGTAAGGTGGATTGTTCCCGAGATTATTCGTTCAGCCATTACCCTTGGTATGCGTCAGGCACCCTTCTATCCTAACATAATTGCATCTGACCAGTCGATAAATGGTCTCTCAGCAATCATGCCTCACATTAACATGAGTGATGCTGCTCCTGCTAAGGTAAATGAGGCTGAGACCATTCCGTTGGGAACTATCAGCTTCGGACAGAAGTCAGTTAGGCTGTTCAAGATCGGAAAGGGATTCAAACTTACCGATGAGGTTAAGAATTATGTATCTCTCGATGTTCTTGGCATTTACCTCCGTGACTTCGGAATCCAGCTGGGTTATGCAATGGATACTCTGGCAATGGATGTTGCTATCAATGGTAACCAGCCTGATGGTTCTGAATCTGCCCCGGTAATTGGTGTATATGCAACCGCAGATGGTATCACTTATAAGGATCTTCTCCATCTATGGGTACGTGCTGCTCGTATGGGCCGTAACTTTACTACGATCATTGGTGGTGAAGACCAGGCAATTGAGATGCTGAATCTCCCTGAATTCAAGGAACGTCATGCTGGTACTACGGAGGCAACTCTGAATGTACAATCTCCTGTTCCTAATTCTGCAAACTTCTACATCCATCCGGGAACTCCCGAGAATCAGATCCTTATGTTGGATAAGTCTGCTGCAATGATCAAACTTACTGCTCGTCAGCTTATGCTTGAATCTGAGAGGATAGTATCTAACCAGACTGAGGCAGTTTATGCTACTCTTACAACGGGATTCAGCAAGATGTATCAGGATGCAGTGGTTATGATGGATTCTAGCAAGACATTCACTGATAATCCGTTCCCGGAGTTCATGAATGTGGATCCGTATCTTTTGGTAAATCTTGAGTAATTACTCTCTGGGGCTGGGATGGACGTGCCATGACCTAAGAATGATCCCAGCCCCTATTATATAACCTAAAAATTTAACAGCCATATGAAATATCAAGTAACTACAGGTCCTAATGCTTACAGCTTTTATGACCAGTCAACCGGTATTAACATTATCCGAGGAGAAGTAAAAGAACTTACCGGAGCCCAGTATCGTACCAAAAGAATACAAATGGCTATCAACTCTGGTCATTTGGTAATGGTTCAGGACGGAGCTAAGGTTAACAAGTACGATGAAAAGGCAATAGATAGGCTATACAAGAAGATGAAGAAGCAGCAATCTAATGGTATGGAAATATCCAAGATAGCAAAGGCTTATTCACTTGAGGAAGCTAAGCTGGTTGCTAAATCCAAAGGAGTAGAGTACGATGAAAAAGATACTGTTCAATCTATTCTTGAGGTTCTTTTATCTGATACCGAGGAATAAAAAATAACCCATTATGAATCTGGACTTTGCATATACAACACAAGGTCTAGAGGTTTCTTTTAGAGTCACTACCAAAGTCCCACCCAAATCCATATATGAGTGGGACCTTGGTGATGATAATGGGTACTTCTATAATAAGAAGTTGCCCACCTATACTTATGAAAAACCTGGATTTTATACAGTAACATTAACAGTTACTAATTCATCTGAGAAATTAAATGAAACTGTAGCTAAACAGATTATTGTTACTGATAAGGTAAAAACACATCTATCCGATAGTATTTATAATCTCATTGATAAATATATCCCTACCGAGTTATTCAAGGAAGGCATGACTAACGAGGATAAGGAAGTATATATCAATAAATGGCAGCTGTATATTCAGCCTCTAGTAAATCATTGCGTACCTGTTGAAGAATATAACAATGAATTGTATTATGAAGGACTAGAGAATCAATTGATAATGGAATTGGCTGCTTGGGATTTCTTAAATGTTCGGATAATGAATTTGCTCATAACAGCCAATGAGTATGTTTCAGGAGTAATATCCGCTAAGAATCCAGGTACCTCAGGTGGAGAAGAAGAGGACGAAATAGAATCAGAATCAGCTCGTGGTGATAGGATTAAATCCATTAAGACGGGTCCTACCGAAGTAGAGTATTATGATTCTCTTTCAGAATCTGGAAGTTCTCTTTTCACGGCATTTACCAATTCTCTTAAACCTGGGGGGATTATCGATGAGTTGAGGCATAACTTGTGTACATTGGCAAGTAGATTGGATATATTCTTACCATTCTGTGAGAACTATCAACCAATCATACCTCCAAGAGTAAGGCATTTAAAGAGACCTGGACCATTTGATGTACCTAATCCTAGAGCAGTATTAAGGAGGAGGTGATTATGACTACGAAATACCCTTTTAGATTTGTAAGGAATAAATCTTGGGAAAGGTATAAATCTATTATCCGACAGTTTATGGATGTAGATGCCGGACGCCAAACTATAACTTGGGCTAAACGGATAATGCAACCTATGACACATGGAGAGGATTATAACCCTGTATACCAAAATATCCAGATAGAAGCTCTTTGTTATTATAATTCCTTCCGTAACTGGCCTATAAATAAGGAAACAGTAACTGGAGAATTGGATGAAGAGAACTTATCTATTATGATAACCGATTCATTCCTTAAATCTATAGGTCATCTTAATTCTGATGGATACTGGGATTTCAATTGGTCCGAGGATAGGTTCATCATTAACGGGATTATTTATAAACCCTCCGGTGATACTCAAGTAGCTCAAGCAAAGGACCAAGCTTTGGTATTCCTGGTAATCCTTAAAAGGGATAAAGATGTACTAAGCTTAAACTTTATTTAAACTTAAAACTATGGCGAATTACACAACTCTACAGTTGAGATTTACCGAAATAATCCTTGACGGAGAGATTTGGTATGATAGCAACTTGATTAAGTTGAACTCCGGGGTTTTGGGTTTACATATCGAAATGGATGATAAGGATAGCCATTATATGGCAATCCATCACAGTTTATCAGGTCAAAAGTTTACTTCTAAATACCATGATTACTTCGGTGTACTTTATGACAATCTAATTCCCGGGATCCGAGGAGTTGGACAGATCCTAAAAGTTAGGATTGATAAATTGCCTACTTATGCCGTAGTAATGGGTAATGTAGAGGATGCTGGTGATATAGATCCGGATAATCCTGACGATATACCCAATGCTTTTGCTACTCAAGACTTGGAGTATTTCAGGAGTGGGAATAGTGAAATTTTCTGTTTTGGAACTTAAATTCTATACCTATGTACGTAAGTAAATATTATAAATCGGGAGAAGAGGTCGACCAGAGACTTTTGCAGGGTTACTACGATGATGCCGTAGGTGCTGGATTCGTAGGTACTTTACAGGAGTTTTGGAAGTTGGTCCTCTCTATCTCAAACAAGGTAGATAAAAAGGAAGGCTATGGGCTTTCTAAGAATGATTTTACCGATGAGCTCAAGGCTAAATTGGAGAATCTAGTAGCTAATGCAGTTACTAAGGTATCTCAATTAGAAAACGACCTTCACTTCCAAACTAAAGAGGAAGTAGATCAGGCTATAAATGATCTTATTGATGGTTCCGGAGAAGCTCTTGATACCCTTAAAGAACTTGCTGATGCACTCAATAATGATCCTAACTTTGCCTCTAATATCATCAATCAGGTTACTGCCTTGCAGACTGCTCTGAATGATGAAATTACCCGAGCAAAGACTAAGGAAAACGAGTTGGATACTAAGATAACCAATCTCAATGTTGATTTGGTTAACAAGGTACAGGAACTTTATAATCAGTTAACTTCACTTAGGGCTGAGTTAACTCAGTCAATTAAGGATGTAGATACTAAGG